AGTACCAACATTTGATTTTAGTCGTTCATAATAAGAACGGAATCGGAATGTTCCATAAGCCCTGCCTTGTGCAGGGTTTTTTCTTGTCTATTAGGTTAGAATAGAATTGTATAAATTTTTATCATGACATCTAGTCCTAGATCTACACGATCACCGTTAAGAGCAATAGATCGACTTAAGAAATCTGCAAATTTAGAAGCTACAAAAAAAGAAGTTGAATTGTCTGATGGAACAGTGTTTGAGATGTGGGTTGCTCCATTAACGATGGCAGAGAGAGAAAGAGCACAAAAGGGATCTAAATCTGATGATGCAAATGAATTTGCTTTAAGGCTTTTGATGACAAAAGCACAAGATGAGAATGGTCAAAGGTTATTTAACCTTGGTGAGATTGATGTTTTAAAAAATGAAGTAAGAGATTCTGATCTTCAGTCATTAATGCTTGCTGTTATTTCAGAAGAAGAGGAAGAGACTATCGACCCAAAATTCTAAGTACGGAACTTAGGAAAGATTCTTTGTTAATGCTTCAATTTGGAGTCGCAAAAGAGTTAGGGAAGTCTTTGTCTGAGATCCGTCAGTTAACGATGAATGAGTTATTGGGTTGGAGTGCCTATTTTCAAATATTGAACGAAGATCAGGAGAAAGAAATGCAAAAAATCCGTAGACGCAGGTAAACTAAAGAAACTGGAGGGAATTTTACTGTGGCTGATCTGAATACCAATATAAATATTGTTGTTAAAAATTTAACAAAGTTAAAAAGTTTAAAAAAAGAATTAAAAGAATCAGCCAATTTAGCAAAATCAATATCAAAGGATTTTGATCGTTTAGATACTCTGCAAAAAAGATCTAGGCGTGTTTTAAAACCATTAGATGATATTGGCAGAACAGATCCTAGAGATTCAAAAGGTCGTTATACTAAAGATCCAAATAGAAAAAGAAGGCAAGAACTTTACAATAAAGGTATTGAAAAAGAGATACGGCTTGAGCAACGATTACAACGTATAAGGAAGCGAGATATTGCATCTAATACTGTTGTTAAGCAAGAAATAGCAAATTTAAAAGGAAGAGTTGTTCAGCAAAGACTTGAGAATAGAGAACTTCAGGTAAAAATACAGAGGATAGCAAAATTAAAAGCAGCTCAAGGTTTAGTTTCAAGAAAATTAAGAGAAGCAGGTTCAGCAGGTTTATCTCCTACAGAATTTGGAGGAACAGAAGGCAAGCGTCTAAGAGGAAGAAGATCAGCTTTAAATGAAGAAGTTCAGAACATAAGAACAGGGTTTGAATCTTTAAGATCAGCAGGAGTTAAAAATATTGAAACTTATAGAGCTTTAGGTTCTCAATTAAGTCGTACTGTTGAAGAGTTAAATGCTCTGAACAAAGCATCGGCAAGAAGATCTGTTGGGTTTGAAAAAGGAAGACGATTACAAGAAAGAATAGATACAGTTGCTGCTAGTGGATATGGAAAAACAGGTCAGATTGCAGCAGCAAGAAAATCAGCAGCAAATGTTATTGCAGCAGGTAAAACAGGTGATCAGAATCTATATAATCAAGCTTTATCAAAAGCAACTGCACAGGTTTCACGTTTAGAACGTACTTATAAAGAAGCTGATACGGTACAGAAAGACGCTTCTAAACAAACGAGTAAAAGAGCAAGAGCAGAAGCAAGGTTACAACGTATGCAGAAACAACGGAGAGGCAGGATTGGGAAAAGCATGATGATTGGTGGGGGTTTCCCATTATTATTTGGAGGTGGTTTTGGTCAATCTATAGGAGGTGTTGTTGGAGGAGGTTTAGGAGAAGCAACGCTAGGGCCAGGTGGCGGATTTGCTGGAGCAATTGCAGCTCAAGCTGTTATTCAGACAGTAACAAAGGTTGTGACAGGTGTTAACAAGCTTGGACAATCTTTAAATTCTCTTACGGCTGATATAGGGGCGTTGACAAAATCTTTAGGTCTTGTGGGAACAGTAGAAGGTGAAAGATTAAGGTTAATAGAAAGTTTATCTGGGAAACAGGTGGCATTAGCAGAGGCGACAAGATTATTAAATCAACAAATTGGTACAGCAGCTACAGAGAGTTTGAAAATATTCAATGACAAAATGAAAGGCATGGGAAATGAGTTTAATAAATTGTTAACTAAGATGAGTGCTGTTATTTCAGAATTAATTACAGATTCTGGTTTGTTAGATTTCTTGCACGCAATAACGAGTTTTTTAAACAACCTAGACGTTCAAAAGCTTAAAGGAATGACTCAAATCATGATGGGAGTATCCCTTAGTCAATATGGAATGGTTGCTCAAGGACTTAAAAATCTAGCGACGGATGCCTTCTCTGATAAAAAGAACGATCCGACTGAATCTACCGATAAGTTTAAACCAGTATTTGAAGGTCAGTTTAAAAACATAAAGGAAGAAAAAGTTCATTTATTAGAGACAATTACATTAGGGAAAACAAAAGCTGAAATTAATAAGAAGGTATTTAATTTTATGGAAAAAATAAAAACAATAACAAAGGATTTAAGCAAGGAGGAAAAAGCAAGTTTAGAAGATCAGTTAATTAAAAGATATGAACAATTAGAGATTTTAAAAACAACAGCACAATTGTTTGAACAGATTAGACAAACAATTGCAGATGGAATGGTTAATGCTGTTGAAGCTTTAATAGATAAAACAAAATCTTTAAGTGAAGTTCTTACTGGTGTTCTTAAACAAATTGCAAGGGCTTTCCTTAGTGCTGGAATAAATAGTTTTGTAGGAGGATTTAAGATTGGAGGGAAAGGAATAACAACTGTTCCAACTCCTTTTGCAGAACATGTAGCAGCACAAGGAGCTTATTTTTCTAATGGCATTAAACCATTTGCTTCAGGAGGAATGGCTACAAGACCAACGCTAGGACTCGTGGGAGAAGCTGGAGAAGACGAGTACATTATTCCTGCATCAAAGATGGCTTCAAGTATGCAACGCTACTCAGCAGGTGCTAGAGGTGAAGCTGTAATTCCTGGTACTGGTTCGTCTTATGCAGGTGGAGGTGCAGGAGGATCTACTACTGTTAATTACTCTGGGCCTATTCTTCACTTTAATTCTGAAGAGTTTGTGCCTAAATCTGCTGTAGGACAAATCATTGCAACTGCAACATCTCAAGGTGCTAGAGCTGGAGAAAATAGAACTTTATCTACACTAAGAAATAGTAGAAGTACCAGATCGAGGTTAGGAATGTAATGACTGTTGTTGCCTTAACTGCTTTTGTCACCGTCAAACAAAAAGATGGAACAATAGAACATCAATTCCAAAATGGAAAACATACTGCTGTAGATGGACACTCTTTCTTGTCTTTTATTTATCAAGGAGCAGCAATGAATAGGTCAGGAGATAATTTAGAAGCTTCAATTGTTCTTGCTAATAATCCTTTGAGTATGTCTTATGTAAAAGATTTTGTAGAGCAAAAATATTACATACAAGTTGAAACTTTTTTGATGACTGCTGATTTTAATAAAGATACTGCTGCCAAAAATGGAGGCAGATTAACTGGTGAATACTGGTTGGCTGCTGGAATGAGATACGATCCAGAAGCCATTGAATTGTTATTAAGTTCTGCTATTGATGCTGTTGGTGCAAACGCTCCACAACAAATACTGACTAAAAAAAGGTGTGCTCATCTTCCTCTGACAGGTCAATTACAAAATCTTTGAAGCCTTACGAATTAATAGGACTTGAATATCGTTTAGGGTCTGATCCTATAAAACATGGAACTGGTGATTGCTTATCTTTGGTTCGTACAGTCTTAGGTCATTATGGTTTTATTGTTCCTAAAGGAGAACGTAATTGGTATCGAAGGTTAAAGAGGAAAGACTATAGTATCTTTTTTGAAGAATTAAATCGGTGGGGAGTTGAATCACCCCCTAAACTAGGAGCAATAGCCTTATGCAAATCAGATGATGGTTATGGCATGGCAGCTTTTTACGAGGAAGGATGGCTGAGTTACCGAAGAACATTAGAAAGCCAGGTGGTGATTTGGTCGCCGCTAGAAGCCCTTTCACTCGCAGGGTGTTACTTCCAACGGAAGCCGATCTCTGTAATGCACTTGGATTAACAGAAGAAGAATATTTTCAATTTTTAGAAGGTGTAGCAGCAAAGGTAAAAGAACGACCAGAAGCTTATAACTTAGTTCCTAATTTAGTTAATGGCCCTTTAGTTATTCCTACAACTATCGCTACAACTGCTGCTGGAACGGCAGGGACGCTTACTATGTTTGGTCAGATAGTTGTTGGTGTTGCTTTAAGTGTTGTTGCATATCTTTTAACACCTAAACCCCCAAGCATGAAGCAAGGGACAGGTGAAAGAACTGCTGATATGGCAGGTCTTAAGCGTTTTGCTCCTCAGTTTTCATTTAACAGCGTTCAAGAATTAGCAAATTTAGGTGATTTAATTCCTCTTGTTTTTACAAATAGAGATCAAAACTCTAATGGTGGAGTAAGAGTTAATTCACAATTAATGTGGTCACAACTGGTCAGCTTGGGTCGTTTTCAACAGTTGAAAATACTTGGTTTGTTTTCTTTAGGAACAATTGAACAAGAGCCAGATTTTGAAGGTTATGCCATTGGTGATTTATTAATAGAAAATTATCAAGCTGAAAAGATTTATTTATCTAATAGCAATATTCCTTTTAAAACTAATGGAGGTGTTTTTTCTACTGATATTTTTAGGGTTGATAATTTAAAACATTTTTCTGGTGCAAGAAACCCAACAACACAGGCAACTTTTGGATTAAGTAGTCCTATGCCTAATCTTACTTTTTTTAGGCTGCCTTATGAATTAGTTCGTGCTCCAAGCAAATTAAACGCAGACAATAGACCAGCAGCAAGAATTACAAATAAGAAAAGAAGAAAATTATTAGGCGGTTGGCCTATGAGGGCTGGTTTTGCTGATGGTGGAAATAGTTCTCAAAAAGCAGGTAATAGTGATCTTTCTGTTGGAACGTATTTAACTTATCAAGTGGTAGGAGGCAAGCTTGATAACGGAAATGCTTTTCAACAGGATTGGGAAGGGTATGATCCTCATGGTGTTGAAGATGTTAATTCAGTTACCAAAACTGTTCGAGAAACGACTGATTCTTATATTTCTGAAGGTGAGCAATATTTAGCAGGTACAGCGTTAGTTAGCTGTACTCATATTGAATCAAA